GGGACCGTGGAGAGTACATCTTCCGGATCTTCTGCTGGAATCATTCCAGGAGGTAGACCGGTCATACTTCTCAAAGCTTCCAATCTTGGGCTAAACATCATGGCTCTTCCGTATGACCAGAGCGACCTCCACCATCCCTTGCCGAAATGGCCAAAGGATCGGATCTACGCAGAGACGGATCAAGTGCGGGAGAAAGACCTGTCGAAGAAGAGCGAAGCTGTTCCAGCCTGGCCCCGGAAAGACCGGGACCGGCAATAGCCCTGTCCCTTCTTGACTGATCCATATGTGCTATGCCCATGAAGAATCTTGGATCAATATTCATTCCATCCACGGGGATGGTAAAAGGAGTGGGAGCGGAAACCGTGGATATCCCTCTTCGAGAAAGAGCGGATCCTGTTCCCACCGGCCCAGCAGGACCCTGACCCGGACCCGGAGGAAGCGCCTGTGAATCTAATCCAGGAGGACCCGGAGGAGGAGGGGGAGGAGGATTGGGTCCAGGTTCAAACGGGACTGGTTCTGGACCCACTTCGGGACCCATGAACATGGAACTATCCTGATCGCCAGGACCACCTCGGGCACCAGCCTCTCCCATAAGCTCCATCAAGGCTTCCGGAGGAAGCTGACCGATCAGTTCCATCAAGGCTTGAGAACCAGAAGAGTCTTCAGTCCTGGTCCTTACCTTGCCAGACCCAGGTCTATTCCTGGCCATCTAGTAACCGAATCCACCCTTATGCTTGGATTTTCCCAGGTCAGGAAGAGTTTTCCCATGAGTAGCCAGGGAACCCTTTATCCTCTTGGAAGCAGGAAGCTGTCCCGCCGGGGGATTCTTTCCCGATCCGATTCCAGTCGGAGAGACCGTTCCGGACTTCTGGTTATCCGCCTTGTTGGGCAAACCGGGAGGAGTTGAGCCACCCGTGTAGAGAGGGCTTTTCACCGGACCACCTTTTTTCCCAATGGGCATTTTGAATTCTCCTCAAAGTATTGTTTACGATATATACCACCCGATTATAGACCAACCATTACCCTTACCGGTAACACTTATTGTCCGGGTTGTTATCATTCCTGTCCCTGTGCAGTCATGGCCGCACCCATCTGCGCTTCCTGTTCCTGCTGCATCCGGGCTATAACTTCTTCAAACCTGGGCCATCCTGAATGTTTCAGGAGTTCCATCTGGTCAATGGCCCTTACCTGGAACAACTGTAAAGCCTGTTGGAATCTTGACTGTCTGCTTACCGGAAGCGTAGAACCCGCGCCGATACGAACGTCGAACTCGGAGTCCTTGGGAATCATGTTTTCCAGGAGAAGTTCTCCCTGCTGATCCATCCCAGTGGGAGCATTCACATTGAGATAATCGAGTTCCTTGTCCAGGAGAGTCTCCGCGTCACGACCGGCCAGTCGGATAATTCTCTTGGTATCGTAGAACTGTTGAATCATGGAGACCACGAGTCTGCCCAGTTGCCTGAGAGCCGCTTCCATGAATCTCACCTTGAGTCTCATCCTCGTATTCGCCGCTTCGGTAAGAGCTTCGATGGCGGCTGCGGCTTCCACTCCCGCCGGTTTCCTTCCCTGGAGAACGTCCACGTTTCCAAGGATGGTATCGAAGTCAGCCTTGTCCCGGTCATTCATGGCAAAGAGTTCGCCAGGTACCCTCGGAGGATGCAGCCAACTAACCGAACCCCCACCCCCGATTGCAGGGATGACCAGTCCGGGACGAGTGACTATATTTTCATAGTCAACACCGGAAGTAGGATCGACCACGAGCATGGGCATCGAGGTAAACTTCAGGATATCGATCATCATTCCCCGGCGCTTGTTGATTTCCAACTGGAGTTTTTCAACATGCTGCACTTCACCGGAAGCCCAGTAGTTCCACCCGGAAGGATAATCGACAAAGTGAACTATGGGAAACCATCCATGGTCAAACGGGGAAGGACCGGTTTCCAGGAGGATGTCATTGGCCAGCACCGTCTTGCTGATCGCTCCCGACTGAAGGTCTCTTTCCCAGATTTCAACCAGGGTGACCTGTTCTTCCTGGTCAGTCTGTGAAGAACCTCCTCCCTGGAAATCGAAAGACTGCTTGCTCTGGGTATCGGAATACTGGGTAGACTTGATTCCCGCTTTCGTTCCCTGGGAAGCTATCTTTCTTTCGATGGTAAAGGAAGGGTCATAGGCCGAGTTGCTTACTCCCTGTAAAGCCCCCGCCCATGCGGGGTTTGCCTCCACGATTTCCTTGGGTACGTTCTGTATATGGGCGATCCAGTTTATGGATTCATCATCAGTTCCGGAAGGATCTACCAGGACATTGGCCGGATCGAGACCGGTCATCCTGATTTCTCCAAGTCCTCCCCGAGCACCAGGATCCCAATCCACCTTGGCAAAGCCGTTCCCGAAGATAAGTACGTTCTTGATTATCTTGGGCAACTTGATATCCATGTCATTGTATTCCCAGAGATACTGAACGATCTCGGAGAGTACCCTGGAGATATCGATATCGTCAGGCTCGAAAGGAACGACGGAAATCTGTGGACGATTATCGGTCAGGATCGGAAGGATTGTTTCTATGGTGGAGAAGGTAAGATTGATTACCGGTTCACTCATCCATTCAGGACGAGCCTTGTCCCAGTGTTTCCCCGCGTAGAGGGAATAGAACTTTCCCCATTCTCTTGAGAAGACGTTCTTTGCCTTCTTCGCTTTCCGGATCTTTTTCCATATATCTTTTGACTTGTCCGGTTCGGAAAAGGAGGAAGGTATATTATCGGGAACTCCCTTGGCTCCGACCAGGGAAGGAGGGGTAAGGTCAACCATCTAGTTCAACTCCCCAGGGGTTCAATATTCAACCCAAATTCCTTGTTCTTCTTTTCAATGTGTCTATCCATATCCGGAACAGAAGACCAAGAATCCACCGAGCGCCCAAAGGCCGTGCGATATTTTTGAAAGGAAGCAGAAGAAAGAGTGCCACCGTTAATATTCGAAATAGAAATCCGTCTCTCCATCTTCTCACCACATTCACAAAGACGCTTGACATTCAATTCACTCATCTTTGCAAAGATATCAGTTTTCCTGGAACAGGAATTACATTCGTACTCGTATATTGGCATTTTTTTATATTGACTACTCAGTCGCTGTACCATTCTGGGAACATGGACCCCGGTTGTCTAGGGCTTTTCTCCTTGAGCTTGTCCTGTTCCTTGAAATGATCATGAAGAATCTTGTTGTTCTGTTCCCTTGGATTGACCACTTTTATTGCTCCGGAGTCATCCTGGTACCGGGGTCTGAAATCACCGGATACCCTCGACTCCGAGGAAAGCGCGTAACGGAGAGCGTCCATAGCATGGTTGGAATCGTCTATCGGAGTTTCCCCCGCGTTTCGATTGGTGGGTTCCCGGTACCGGTATTGCATGAACTCGTTATGGGTATTTATCACGTTCTTCCAGAGTTCAAACATGGGGGATCCGTTCAGGCTTTTCCGATTCAACCAACGGGTAACTTCCTGGATCCCGGTATTGATTGATCGGCGTGAAGACTTGTCATGTATCCGAATGGCGGGGAAGATGGGGATTCCAGCAGCCCTCATATCCGCCCTCTGCTGTGCCGCGCTCGGATCACCCCAGTACTTTTCCACCCTTGAGTAGAGAGGATTATCCTTGATCACCTGTATATGGTAATCGAGTGTTTTACCGGCCTGGTAATGCTCGTCCACGAGATGCCATACTCCGTCCCACTTTGCAAGCCAGAGGCAGACGAAAGGATCGTTATATCCGAAATCGACTCCACATACGATATAAGCGTTCTGGGGTATTTCCTGCCTTTTGACCTGGTGAAACACGGGAGAGTAATCCTTGTAGACCAGCCCCTCGTAGCCCATGAACTCGGCATCAAGTTCCTGCCTGGCAAACTCTCCGGAGTACCGGGAACGAAGATCCTGGATCTCCCTCTGGTCAAGGTAAGGGTTCTGGCTTGTAGGGGCTTGTATGCAGACATAAGCGGGATCTTTCAGGGATCGAAGGTAAACGTCTTCGTAAAGCCAGTTTCTCCCTCTCGGAGTAGTGGTGATGAATATGATTCCCTTGGAATCGAGGACTCTTCCGATCAGGATATCCCAGCACTCCTTGGTGATCATGGCTCCTTCATCTATCCAGATCCAGCCCAGGGACGGGCCACGCAAGCGGTCAGGCTCCTCCGCTGACTTCACCTCCACGCGGTAATAGTGGTTGGGCATAGATTTGGGGGGAACCATCAGGAAGGATCTTTCCCCTTTCATATGTTTTCCAACCAAGGCACCTGCATGGGCTCTGAACAGTCTTTCAGGTACCTGGCTCATCGGGTATGTAGGGGAGACAATCCAGCCCAGGTTGGGTAAACGGTTATACTTGTAGATCTGCTTCAAGGCTTCCTGTGCGCCAGCAAAGGTCTTTCCAGCCCGGATTCCCCCGAGGAAGAGGATTACCCTTGCCCTGCCCTTGATCGCCTCTGCGAATCTCCATTGGGAAGGAGTCGGTTTATAGGCTATCTCCTTTTTGAGTTCCTTGAACTTGGACTGCTTCGTTTCTTCCCTGGGTACCTGGAGCTTCTCCGCTTTCTTCTGTTCATAGTGGAGTTTCCATCTCTTCCTGGCCTTGTCCGACTGTGCCTTGATATATGCCTTTACCTCTTCCGGGGATCGTTCCTTCTTCTTGTATTTCCTCTTCTTCCTCTGCTTGGGTACCTTGGGCCTGTCCTTCGGAGCTATGATCTCTTCAGAAGGGGTATCTTCCGATCCAGGACCTGCCTTCGGAGCTTGATCAACCATTATTGGTTGAATCCGTTTCCTTTGGTATTCCAGGGGTCTGCTCTACGGGTACCTGTTCATTGAAGGTAACGTCCGCTATCTGTGCCTTCTGGGAATCGTGTGGCCTGAAGAATCCATGGAGAAGTTGACCCAACCTGATCAGGGCATCCATCTGCATATCCTCCTTCTTCGCGTTTTCCGCCCAGTTGTACAGCTTCGAGATGAACCAGTCCTCATCGAGGAACTTCTTGAGTCCCCTGGCCCTCTTCCCCGTCTTGACATAATCCTTCGCCTTGACCAGTGCCTCGTTCTTGTCTATCTCCTCTTCGGATTCAAGGTACTTCCTGGAGGTGTATGTCTTGTCCGGATCAGCTTCGGTATCGTACTTAGACATTCACTTTCCCCTTCGTCTCTTTCGGAGTCTTCCTGTAATCTTCCGCAGTCATGAATAACCCTTTCTGGTAGTTATCCATGAACGTCTTCAGGTAATCATCCTCGTTCTGCCTCTCCTTCAATGCCTGTGTTCTCTCCGTATTGACAGGAGTTTGAAACCATTTCGGGTTCTGGGCCGATCTGAACAGCCTGTACCCTATGAAAATACCCGATACCATAGATCCCAAGAGAAGTAGTCCCAGAAGAGTCCCAAACAAAAGGTACTCGATCACAACTCGTTCCCGATGTTTTCCAGCTTGTCCTGGATAGAAACGTCCTTGTCTTCTTCCTCTTTGCCAGAGGAAGACACATTCTCCCTGGTTTCCCTCTCTACCTCCCTTAACTTCCCTTTCCCATCCTCCCTGGTGATCGATTTCAGGGAATCATTGTCCCGATCATGGATCAAATCCCTCAAACAGGTAAGACATCTCAAATACTTGAATCCGGTCTCATGCGTCTTTCCAGGATCTGTTACAACTATGTCCCCCCTGGAAAAAATAGTCCCTCCACATGAACATCTCATCTGTCCAAGGAAATTAGGCATCCATTATCCCTTCAAATAGAGAACAGGCGCTCATTAAACCCCCTGAATTCGCGCTATATATCTTCTACCCTACTTACCACTACTTACTCAACCCCTTTCCATACTTTCCCAGTAAATTCAATACCTCCCCTACAGGCCTTTTTGTCCTCAAAAGGTAGTATCTCTCTACTTTGATAAAAAGTCTCCTTAGAATCGCTTACAGGAAGCCTGAATATACCCTCCATTTAGAATGACTCAGCCAAATACCTTCAAATTCTATCATAATCAAGGTTCTGAACCGGAAATCTCAATTTTTGTGAGTGAGAGGTAAGTACTATAATACACGGGGAGCCAGAGGGGGCGTGGGCGGGTACCGCTAACGAAACCGATTTTTCCCTGCCATAGTTTTCCAGTCAGGCCACACTAATTGCTATGAACCAGATTAATATCAGAGGGTGCAACCGAGGAAAGGCAGGGGGCAAGCCCCCTGCCAAAGTCTTTTTAGCGCTGTTAGTGGTGCTACCGAGGACCTGGACAAGACGCAGGGGTGTGGCTCTGCGGAGCCGCAGCCCTGCTTCCTTCACCGTAGAGCAACCTTCAACCAACCCCTCTCTCCAATAAGGAATAGGAACCACATAGTGCGCCCTTTCGGGCGCAAGAACAGAGGACTCACCACCCCCTTCGGGGGTGAGTGAATCATATGGGGCCGGTCTGCCGCCCGGGAAGTTGAAGGAACGACCCCTTCGGGGTCTGGATGGGCCTTACGGCCCATGTTTATAGCTCCCCTCACTCCTCCCTTCGGTCGGAGCAGTCCGCTACGGGCGGATTATGGAGGTGGACGAGAGAAAACCTGACTACTTAGTCAGGCCAAATAATCAAACCCTGACCCCTTGGTCATAGTAAGTGATTCGGGACAAGGTCTTGACAGGGAACCGTTTAGCCCATTTTTCCCCCATATCGTCGATATTCGAAAAAGGTCTGAAACTTTTTGCTCCCGGTCAACGTAAGGGTTAATAGAGCCCGGACACCTGTCCGAGCCGAGAAAGAAAAGAGGGAATCGTGGAGAACAAGTTAACGCCAAGAGAAATCACGGAACGCGACCATGCTGTACTCAGGCGCGTCCATTCGTCGTTTAGAAACGGTCGGGAAGTAGGGCGTCAAGAAATCCTCGACAAGCTGCTTGCTTGGGTGGAAATCCGACACTTCTGGTTTCTGCGCTCTTCACACAATCGGGAAACCCTCGCCGCACTGGGCGAGTTCCTGAAAACGAACGGTGGCAGGGAGCTTCCCGACTGGATGGTTTCCGCATCCCTCCGAAAGACCAAGGAAGGGGGGGAATGATGAGCGCAAAAGTGATCAAAATCGTCACGGATTCAATCATCCAGAAACTGGAGGAAGGCACCCTACCCTGGAAACGTCCATGGGCTGGTGGTGAATCGGGAATGCCTGCTAATTTCATCTCGAAGAAAACCTACCGAGGGTTCAACGTATTTGCTCTGGCCTTGCAGGGAAGGGGAAACCCGTACTGGCTGACCCGGAACCAGATCAACCAGCAGGGAGGAGAGATCCGGAAAGGGGAGAAGTATACCCCGATAATTTTCTGGGGAAAGAAGGAGAACAAGGAGACCGGGAAAGAATACTCTTTTCAGAGATTCTATCAGGTCTGGAACTTGGAACAGGTCAATGGGATCGACTACCAAGAACCGGTCACCGATCCGAACGAATGGAGCCCGATCAAATCAGCGGAGCTGATCGCGGAAGGGTATCACCTTGGCCCGAAGGTACAGAACGGAGAGCCGAAGGCCTACTATGTACCGTCCCGAGACGTCATCAATATGCCCAAGAGGGAACTCTTCGAGAATCCCGAAGGGTACTACGCGACCCTCTTCCATGAAATGGGACACTCGACCGGCCATAAAAACAGATTGAACCGGGACACCTTGACCGACCTTTGTGCGTTCGGTTCGACGAACTATTCCAAGGAGGAACTGGTCGCGGAGTTCTCCGCGTCCATGCTCTGCGGAATCTCGGGAATAGAGAACGGAGTGCTGGACAATTCCGCCGCGTATATCGCGGGGTGGCTCAAGCGGCTTCGGGATGATCGGCAAATGATCGTGTCAGCCTGTGCCCAAGCACAAAAGGCGGTCGATTATATCCTGAAGGGAGAAGAAGCATGAGTAATTCCCTCTACCGGACCTCTCCCCCCCGCGAGGGGGAGACGGTTCCGGTTTCTCCCGGATCGGGAACCCGGGCCGAGGATAAGAGCGGCAGGAAAACACCGATCCATAAACGCCCCCTTCCGATCGGATACCAACTGGAATGGAATTCTGAAATCTGGAACGTTGGCTTCCTGTTTTCATGGGCCGAGGCCTTCGGTGAATATGTGCAATATTCGCAGGGAATAACCGTCCGCCCCGGCGAGACCCCCGGAACCGCCCTCGAGCGAGAAGGGTATACCGACCCGGATTATACTCTGTTTTTCACCAGTGAAGAGGATTGAACCATGGGCGAACTGAAGGAAACACAGAATGGATATACCCACCAACCCTTGACCAAAGGGAATCCGGCCTCTTGGCTGTCGTTCATCTGGGCCGCGCTCGGATGCTGGCGAGACTACCAAGAAGAGCAACGCTCGGACGCGTACAACGAAGATGGCGAATTGATCGATCCGGAACTGATCGAGGAGTGGAACGATATCTGCACCGCGATGGCATGGATTAAATCAGCCGTAGAACAAGCCGAAAATGTAGAGCTGGAGGATTGAACCGAGAGCGGGGGAGGAACCCGGGGAGGGGGAAAGGTCTCCTTCCCCGGGCGCTCCCAAAGAGAGGGTAAAGAACCTATGAACTCTAACACAGGAGAAAGAGAAATGACCACAAAAAAAAACGCACCGACAAATCTGAACGAGCTTTTGGAAATGCTCGTGGAGTACGACAACCCCAACCTCTTAGGTAATTATATGAGCGCGGAGGAGTTTGTTGACCATAAAACAATTCCACCGTGGGGTGGCGCACCCATGCAGGGAGGAGAGTTGGACATGACAAGCCTCCCCACCTTCGGAGGAACGGAACCCGCCGACACAACCGGGATCTGGAGTTGGGACGCAACCCGGCTCCTCGTTGGGGCGGGAGGAGATGATCTTGAAATCGTCGACCGGGTCTCGACCGAAAACAAGATCACCCGCATGGAGGAGGAACACCGCAAGGCGAAAGCGGCTGGAGTCTGTCACGAATGTTTTGAATCCCTTGGGGATTGCTCCTGTTAATAGATGAGCAACACGAAAGAAGGAGGCGAACTAAAATGACCAGAAAAAAGATTTCCTTCCGAGAGATTCGGACTTCCGGCCACTTGTGTGAGATGACTCCAGTTGGACTGGATCACGACGACCAAGCACCAATCGACCACCGGGATGTATTCGAGTGTCGGCGCTGTAGCCGGACGGAATACGGGGACTGGTTCCCCTGCGACTGTGTGCAACACGAACCGGAGGAGTACACCGACAAACTAAACGACCGTCTCGAACAGGGGCGGTAGCAAATTCCCTCTTTCTCCGGGGGGCTCCGCGTGGCCCCCCACTATTTACAGGAGGCAACAGATGTTAAAGAGGCTGGACCGAGTCCTCTGGTCCCCCGGTTTCGGGGATCGTCAGAAACTGGAAGCGGTTGTCATGGAACTGACCCTGCTCGATGACCCGGGACGCGCATCGAAAAAGGGGACCCGGATTCCCCGCGCCGCCTGGCGTCTGATTCGAAAAGGATGGGTGGTATTAACCG